GTGAACCGTGCCAAGGAAGGCGCGCGTAACGGCGTAGCGCAAATGCAAAAGGCGTTGCGCGACAAGTACCAGGCAGGCTTTGCTGCGGATCTACAGGCTACCGGCCACCTCAATTTGTTTACCACCGGCACCCTTGACCGCGAAGTTTCGCGTGCGTTGTGGGCAATGGGAAAAGATGGCGAAGAAGCCGCGCTGGCCAAAATTCCCAAGGAGGCCGTCGACATCGCCAAGGTGATTCACAAATATCAAGAAATCACCCGCACCGATGCCAACGACGCTGGTGCCTGGATACGCGAGGCTAAAGGCTATATCGTCAAGCAGTCGCACGACGCAGCAAAAATTAAGTCGGCCGGCCGTGAGGCTTGGCTCGAAGTGGCCCAGCGCCATTTTGACCTTAACCGTATGGCGGCTGAGAATGGCGGCGAGAACGTCATCCCAATGCTAAACAAGCTCTACACCGATTTGGCTGCCGGCATGCATTTAAAGCCGATCCCCGACGACGAGATGGCCGGCTTTAAAGGACCATCAAACCTGGCAAAGAAAATATCAGCCAGCCGCGAAATTTACTTTAAAGACGCCGACGCCTGGTACGACTACAACCAGCAGTTCGGTTCCAGCAATCTGCGCGAAGCAGTAATTGGTGGTTTGGTCAGGAAAGGCGATCAGGTCGGTCTGTTGCGAGGTCTTGGCACCAATCCGGAGGCAATGCTTGACACCATTACCAACGATCTAAAGCAGGCCGCCAACGCCGCCGGCGACGTTGATAACCTGCAGAGAATGAACGACGCCAAGGCCATGCTCGACAATTACCGCAAGGCTGTCGATGGCTCAATGAGCGTGCCTGGCAACGCTATGCTGGCCAAGCGATCGGCGATGATTCGCGGCTGGGAAACGATGGCCAAGCTCGGCGGCATGATTATGTCGCAGCTGAACGATATTGCAGTTTTCGCATCAGAGATGCGATACCAAGGACGCGGTTTTTTCACCGGCATGAACGAAGCGGTAACGGGCCTGGGGCGCAACCTGAAAAACGAGGAACGTCAGCAGTTGCTGGCATCGCTCGACGTGGCGCTCGAGAGCATGCTGTCAGGCCTGGGTCATGCTGAAAGCCTGCAAGATCCCGGCTCGACCTCAAAAGCGCTGCAGCTCTTTATGAAAATGAACCTGTCGCAATGGTGGACCGAGCATATGAAGGCTTCGGCTGCGATGGGTATGAGCCACCATATGGCGCTTAATGCCGACAGAACATGGAGCGCATTGGCACCCGAATATCAGCGCGTGCTGTCGCTTTACAACATTGGCGAGCTCGATTGGGATGTGATCCGCGCCTCAAGCCAAAGGCTGGTCGATGGCCGAAATTACATCACGCCAGACACGGTGGCTGATCGTGAGATTGCCGACAAGCTCAGAACTTATTTCACCGACCGCACGACCTTTGCCGCATTGGAACCCGACGCCAAGACCCGCGCCATCCTGCTACAGGGAACCCAGGCCGGTACGGTCACGGGCGAGATGATGCGCTTTTTGGTGCAGTTTAAGAGCTTCACGGGAGCCTACATGCAGAAGGTTATGGGGCGTGAGCTCTACGGCCGTGGCTATGAAGGTGACGCTGGTTTCTCTGGAATTTTCAAAGCGCTTGCCAACGGCAATGGCGAGATGCAAGGGCTAGTCAATATCATTGTATGGTCCACAATCGCTGGGTACGCGTCCATGTCGATGAAAGACATGATGAAGGGCAAAGCACCTCGAGATCCGATGAAGCCAGAAACATGGACGGCGGCCGCGCTCCAGGGCGGTGGCATGGGCATTTATGGCGACCTGCTGTTTGGCCAGGTCAATCGTTTTGGCGGTAAGTTTACCGACATCCTGGTCGGCCCGGTGCCGGCTGCCGCAGGCGAATTTGTAGACCTGTATCACAAGGCCATCAGAGGTGACGACGTTGCTGCGGAAAGTGTCCGCACAATAATTAACCACACCCCGTTTTTGAACCTTTTTTATACTAGAATTGCACTCGATTATTTGGTGCTCTACCGCATGCAGGAAGCTCTAAATCCGGGCTATTTACGCCGAATGGAGCGACGCGTTGAGCAAGAAAACGGTCAGACATTCCTTGTCCGTCCGTCCGAAGTGGTGCGATAGGAGGCCTATCTTGACAGTTAGTTCATCAACCGGACGCGTCAGTTATTCGGGCAACGGCTCGACAACTACGTTTGCAGTTAATTTCTACTTTTTGGCGAATGATCACCTAAAAGTGATTAGTCGCAGCAGCACGGGCGCTGAAACCGTGTTGACGCTAAACACCAATTATACGGTAACTGGTGCCGGCAACCAGGCTGGTGGAAGCATCACGACAACAACTGCTCCAGCGGCAGGCACCACCTTAGTTATTACCAGGAACGTGCCGCTATCGCAGGATGTTGATTATCAGCCTAACGATCCGTTCCCTGCCGAAAGCCATGAACGCGCGCTCGACAAATTGACGATGATTGCGCAGCAGCAGGCCGACGGCAATGCGCGATCGCTTTACTACCCGGTTACAGATAGCACGTCGATTTCTGGTGAGCTGCCTAACTCGGCAACGCGCGCCAGCAAATACCTGGCGTTTGATGCTACCGGTGCGCCGACAGTCGACGGCACGCTGCCAGAAGAAATTTATCTCGGCGCAAAAAGCTCGGATCCAGCAACCAGGAATGATGGCACGGCGCTGCAAGCAGGCGACTTATATTTCAATACGGTCAGCAGTTCGGTCCGTGTTTACAATGGCTCGGCCTGGGGCGATATAACATCAGGCACCAGCTTCCCGTACCAGGTGTTTTCTGGCAACGGATCTCAGACAGCATTTACTTTATCTAGCGCGCCTGGTTCGCTGCAATCAATCGAAGTGTTTGTGGCTGGCCTGCGGTTAGATCCGGTCCTAGACTATGACTGGACCGGTGGCACAACGCTGACATTTGTAACTGCGCCAGCTGCTGCTACCAATAATATCCTGGTCCGCTGGCTGACAACCCAGGCACTAAGCGTTCCATCCGACGGCTCGGTGACTGCGCCAAAACTTGCGGCTGGTGCAGCTGTTTCTAACATTGGCTACACACCAGTAAACAAAGCCGGCGACACAATGACCGGCGCATTTAACGAAGCTACAACAGTAACGCTGGCTTCTGCCTCTACCGTCGACATTGGCGCAGCTGCGTCAAACACAATCAATATTTCCGGCACCACGACGATCACGTCATTCGGCACGATAGCTGCCGGCGCGATACGTCGGCTGCTATTCCAGGGCGCGCTGACATTGACGCACAACGGCACGTCGCTAATCTTGCCTGGAAACGCAAACATCACAACAGCTGCTGGTGACGTGGCCGAATTGGTGTCGCTTGGATCTGGTAACTGGCGCTGCTTTAGCTATAACAGGGCAACCGGCACATCGGTTATTTCCACGGGCTTTGGCATTCCGCGCAACGTCTGGACTGCGTTTAGCGGCAACGTATCAGCAACTGCTGGCGCTCTTACGGCTAGCGTAGCTGGCTTATCTGCTGGACATACCTTTACCGCTACCGGCGCAGGCACGGCAACGTCAAGCGGCACGACGATGACGGCCTCGGCCGTGTCAGCTGGTGCATTTGGCGTCGGTCAGACTGTTACCTTCCCAGGCTTTTCCGGCACCTATACAAACTCAGGCACGACGCTGACAATCGTTATCGCCAGCGCCGGCGCAATAGATGTCGGCTCTGTTGTCAACCTTACGGCTAGCGGTATTACTTCGTCACAAGCCACTACCGTAATGACAGTTACCGGCATCACAGCTGGCGGCTTGTGTGTGGGCATGAGTGTTACTGGCCACACAGGTACGATTGCCAGCTTTGGTACAGGTACGGGCGGCGCAGGTACTTACAACATGACGACTAGCCAAACGCTGGCTTCAGCAGGCGGCAGAACAGCCACAGGTACAGCCACAATCAGCGCGCTAGGCACCGGCCAGGGTGGCGTTGGAACATACACAACAAACCGGACATTCTCGACCGTTGCGTCTGCTGCTACAACTCTAAGCTCCGTTCCTCCAACAAGAACAATTGCTGCGCTTGGCACGGGCATCGGTGGCGCTGGAACATATACTCTGTCGTCTGCCCTAGATTCCGCAACCAGCTCCATCACCGGCAACGCGCTGACATACACAGTCACGGCAATGTCGACCACCACCGCTGGAACGATTAGCCCGGCATACACAATTGCAACTATTGCCGCGAGTACGAACGTGGCGACCTGGACTATTCCGGCCGGCGTCACGTCAGCCAAAGTTTATGTTGTTGGTGGTGGTGGTGGATCTGGTGGTGGCGGCTGTGTAAATAGTGGTGGCGCTGGCGGTGGAGGCACAGCGATTGCGCTACTTAGTGGATTAACTCCTGGAAACACGCTATCGGTAACTATTGGCGTCGGCGGCACAGCAGGTGCTGCCACTCCTGGCGCTGGTGGATCAGGTGGTACGTCATCTATTGCTTCCGGCACTCAAGTAATTACGACAATTAGCGCAACAGGTGGCGCTGGTACTGCTGGGGGGACTGGTGTTGGTTCAGCTGGTGGCGCTGGTTCTGGTGGAATTTTAAATATTAGTGGCGATGCCGGAATAGGTGCTACTGGTGGTGCAAATGGAGGCGGCACCACGTTTGCCGGTAGTGCCCTTATAAATACCGCAGGCAGACTGTACGGTGGTGGTGCTGGCGGTCAAATAAGTGGAGGAACTGCTGGTTTTGTTGGCGCAGCAGGTGCTGTCATTCTTGAATATTGATGGAGCATGCAATTATGAAAAAGGCTCTTATTTCTCCAATTGAACCGGCGCAGGCCGGTTACAGAGTAGCCCAGGTTGAGGAAGTCGAAAGCATTTTCCCTGTTGCGGATCCGCTTTTTTGGATTGATTGCGATAACCAGGTTGTTGCTGATCAATATTGGTTTGATCCAAGTGACAGCACATTGAAAGAAATTCCAGTAGAGACGGTTCAGCCTATTGGTGGCGCCCCTAATGTCATTGCTTGATACACCGATCAATGCCGGCAAATTGTCCGGCATGATTTATACGTTTGAGCAGGCAGGTGACGTGCTGCCGATGCACACGCACACCGAAGGCAATGCGCATATAACTATTGTTGCGCGTGGCCGCGTGCAAGCGCATGGTAATGAATGGAGCGCAGAGTATAGCGCCGGGGCCGTGATTGATTTTCCGTCTAATCAGTCGCATGAATTTGTCGCTTTAGAAGATGACACAAGGATCGTAAACATTACCAAATAAAAGGCTGTAACTTGTATGGACACACAAATACTTTTTAACATTGCGGTAGCGATCGCCGGGTTTTTCGGCGGCTGGGTTTTGAACAATATCCACAAATCTATCGATAGATTAGATGTTGATGTTCGTTCAATGCCGCACACTTATGTCAGCCGAGAAGATTACCGCGACGACATGCGTGAAGTTAAAGAAATGCTCGGCAAGATTTTTGATCGATTAGAGTCAAAGCAAGACAAGTGAGGTGGATCCGCTAACCCTACTGGCTGCGGCAAATGCTGCGGTCGCCGCGGTCAAAGCCGGATGTAAACTTTACAAAGACATAAAGGGCGCAGCCGGCGACGTAAGCGATGTATTGAAAGATCTGAAGGAGCAGTACAACAAGATAGTTGATCCAAGTCCTGCGCAAAAAATGCAATACAACGCTGAAGTACAGCGCGTGCAAGAAATTGCGAAGTCAGATCCAAACGACGTGTTTACGGACATTGGCAACCAGCTCGGCGTATTGATGGATTCTTATGATGCAATCAGTAAATTGTTTTTGAAAGAACAGCTGGAATCGAAACAGGTTTATAAGGGCGAGGAAAGTATTGGTCGCAGAGCATTGAAGCGAATACTAATAACGTCCAGGCTTGATGCAATGTTGACAGAGATACGCGAAACAATGGTGTTCCGAGCGCCGCCGGAATTGGGCGCATTGTGGGGCAAGTTTGAAGAGATGTGGCAGCGCATCGTTGCCGAGCAGGAGGCAGCTCATGCGGAAGAACTTAGACTAGCTCAGATAGCATCATGGCGACGCAGAAAAAGAATAGCGGAAATCAAGTCAAAGGTGGCATGGGTTTCAGCAGTAGTTTTCGTAGTTCTATGGGCGGTGGGTCTAATGTGGCTAACAATGAGAAGCGCGATGATGAGAACGTCCCTTGGTCACTTTTAGTAGTGGTCATGGCCGTGTTATTAATGTTCTTTATTATCATGCCGATCCTGGCGTTCATGTACTACGATATGTATTTTGCAACACAAGCGGCGGTAGCAGAAGTCCAGAAAATGAAAGAGTTACGGCGCGATATTTTGCAAGAAAGGATGTACGGTAAATGATCACGTTGGCACAATTCAAAAAGTTTGCACCACACAGTAAATACCAGCAGCAATGGTACGACACGCTGTTTGGCCCGCAGACCGAGCTGGGCGGCAAATCGCTGTTAGATGAATACCAGATCAACACACCAAAACGCGTCGCCGCATTCCTGGCGCAATGCGCGCATGAGTCTGGTGGCTTTGTGTTTGTCACCGAGAATCTAAACTACAACGCGTCTGGTCTGATGCGCGTGTTCCCGAAATATTTTTCTAGCATGGACCTGGCTAAACAATACGAGCGCAATCCAAAAAAGATCGCTAGCCGGGTATATGCTAACCGCATGGGCAATGGCGATGAAGCCAGCCAGGAGGGCTTCGCGTTCCGTGGCCGCGGGATTTTGCAGCTGACCGGCAAGGACAATTATTTTTGGTTTGGTGCTTCACTTGAGATGACACCGGAACAGGCATCGGAATATCTTGAGACATTCGAGGGTGCAGCGCAAAGCGCCTGCTGGTTTTGGGAAACGAACAAGTTAAACACGCTGGCAGACGCTGGTGACATAAAACAACTCACGCGCAGGATTAACGGCGGTTACATCGGGCTTGCAGATAGGGAGCATCATTATGAAATTGCGTTGGCTATGTTTGATAGTGGCAGTCGTTTGGCTTAGTGGCTGCGAGCGCTTTCGGTATTTTTGCCAGGATCCTGAAAATTGGGATAAGCCAAAATGCCAGCGGCCGCGATGCGCTGTAACTGGAACCTGTCCGGATCAATTGCTAAAACCGGAAGTGCTGAAGGAGGAAACAAATGAACCCAATAAAGCTAATAAGCCAGTTCCTTGCAATGACGCAGGAGCAGCACGATGCAGTAATTAAGTTTTGTATTGCTGTCACGTTCTGCTGCACCGTGATAATCATGGTGGGCGTGAGCTTGTACTCGGTAGTATTTGTCGAGCAACCGCAAATGATGGCTCCAGCTGACAAGCAATTTTTTCTAATCTTGTCCGATATGTCGAAATACATCCTCGGAAGTTTGGCGACATTACTTGCTGTCAAGGGTAAAGATGCGCTCCAGCAGTTTGTGCCGCCTGGTCTATCGAGCAAAGAAGATCGCGACGATAAGCCAACACCGCCAGCACCGAAGTCGCCTGCACCAGCTCACGCACCGGTACGCATGGAACCGACCATTGATCCAATAAGCGCACCAGGTAGCGTCGCAGGTTACGGCGGTAAACCGGCACCAGTTCAACCACCACATCCGGAGATTAGCTAATGAAAAACTTGATTGCACTTATTGCGTTTGTGCCGCTGGTCTTGTTTGCTGCTGAGACAAAAAAAGTTTGCAACAAGCAAAAAGACAACAAGGGCAAAGAAGTCCAGGTTTGCAAAGATGTCCGGGTGCATAAGAAGCTAGACAGCGCCACCAAGGTGCCGCCAAAGTGACTGCGTTCTTTAACCCTTGGGTGCTTCTGACGTTGGTCCTGGCGGTTGCCGGTGCGGCTGGCGCTGGGTATTACAAGGGCCACGACGCAGGCAAATCCCAGGTCCAGGCTGAATGGGCGCGGGAAAAAGCGGAGCAGTTTGCTGATCACGCAAAGCGCCAGGATGAGGCGCGCCAGCGAGAACAGCAGCTGCAAGCAACGGCTGATAATTTGAGGCAGGAGAAAGATCGTGAAATCCGTAATCTTAATGCTCGCGCTACCGCTCTTTCTAACAGCATGCGCGACCGGCCGAGTCGCGCCACCGCCGAAGCCGGTGGATTGTCCACGTCCACCGGTCCTGGATCCGCTGCCGCAGGATGTTCTGGAAAAGAGCTTTATCGAGAGACTGCAGAAGATCTTGTCCAACTAGGCAAGGACGCCGACGAGCTTAGACTAGCGCTAAAACAATGCTACTCGCAATATCAATCGTTGATTAAGTAGGCTGTCAAGCGCCTGGATCCTCTCCTTGTCCACGGGCGCTTGATTTTGCCCCGGCCAATAACCGGGGTTTTTTTATCCTCGCTGACCTAGCATTGCTTTGATCTGGTCTACTGGTATGTCGGCGCTTTCATGAATCGCCAGGATTAGTTCCGCGCTCATTGGCCGCTGCCTATTGCGAACCCGGCTAATCAATGACGGCTCTTTGCCGAGCATGTGGGCCAGGACCGCATCATTCTTGGCGTTTAACTTTTCGCGCGCCAGGTCCAGGATTTTATGGGGTGTCAATTTCATTCCGTTCATTTGTTGTATTTCTCCATAATGGATCGTTTGCGCCAGGCTGTAATACCGCGTGGCCGAATTGGTTTATTGTTTCGTTCGTTGTGAACTATTGATGCGTAAGTGGCAATCAAAACAATGCCGATTACAAATAGTCCGATGACGACTATGCCTGCAATGGTGATGGCAAGAATAGCGGCCAAGATTTGTAACATCATGCCGGCCTTAAAACAAAATAACTTTGAAAACTGGCTTGATCATCTTGCCGGTAATCGAGCATTTGCGCGGTGGATCTTCTCGGACCAGGTCCAGGCTTAACAGCTCGTTGACGCGACCGCAGACCGATGACAGCTCCAGGTTGCAAACCTTGGCCAGCTCTCGACGTGAGTAGCTTTCCATTGGACCCATCACATTTAGAATGTGCTGCGCTTGTTTGCCGATCTTTCCTGAGTCTCGATGCTCATGGTAGGCAATGATTGACGTTTCGGCTACGCTCATAATTTATGCCCCCTTATTGCCCGGCAACGCTCCCTGTCCTGGTGGCTAAAGTCCGGGCTGATTTCTGCGACGCTGCACGCCAGGCGCGGCTCGGTGGTGATTACCTTAGATGCAAAATACAAACTTGCCAGGGCGATCGCCGCATAAAAACAAATTGCTGCAATTTCAGGTGCCGTCATAGGTTTATGCTCTTCGTTCATTTCAATCCTTTTGTTTTTTGTAGACCAGGGTTTTCGGATCATAGGCAGATGTTTTGCCGCCTTGGCCGATCCAAACTACATGGACCATGTCAGCAAAGAAATACCAGCAACCGTGTATCGTGCTGCCGTCGCGTGTGGAAGCAATAACTTTGCGGCCCGTGTTCCCTTCTGGACAACCGTAATGTAGAAAAAGAATTTTGCCGCCTGCTTCATTTTGAGTTTCTAGCCATTCTTCCGCATGACAAGTGCCTGCAATCAGGCAAAGCAAAATGATTTTGAGCTTACTCATTTCTGTCCTTTGATGAGTTCCAAAGTAGCAACATGTCGTCTTTCAACATGGCTGCCGCTGTCGGGCCGCGTTTGGTTTCGACTGCTGCTATGAACTCCCTTCGCTTCGTCAGAGTCCACCGCAGCACCGTTCTCGCCTCGCATTCTCGCCTCCACATCTCGCTGTTCTTTTCTGATCCGAGCAAAAGTTTTGCGAATGTTTGTATCGGAGGCGGGAACGTAGGCTTTTCCTGTAAGGAGAGTGCTGCCCGCCTCTTTGCCATTAGAGCGCCTGTTCATCGGCCTCTGTTTCGCGAATAACCGCTGCCTGGGCGCGCGCCTTGGCCATTGCAATTTTGCGCAGGTCTTCCGGCAGCTGGCGTATTGCCGGCCGCAGGTTGTCTAAGTCTTGAATTGACGTGGCCTTGGCGATCTTGGTACTGAGCTCGGCGGCGTCGGCCTCGGCCTGGTCTGGCGACTGTTCGACGACGTCAGCTGGCCCCAGGTCAATTGTCATGGGCTGCGTCTCTGGCGCTGCGGCTGCTGGTGCCGGTGGCTGCTTGTCAAAATCGGCCGCTTCCTCCGGCGTATAGACGCCGACAGCAACGCCTGGGAACACGGTGCGGATACCTTCGCTGATTACGCGGGCGCGCAGCATCTGGCGTGGGTATTGCCGCCAGGTTGGATTTTTGGTCAAGCCAGCTTTTTCGGCCATAGCTATTGTCCAGGTAATTTCTACGCTACCGCCGGCCGGGTGTGAGACGACGGCGCAGACTGCGGTATCGGTGTACTCGGACCATTTTACCGTGCCGCCGGCCTGCTGGAAACGCGCCAGCATGGCGTCGGCCTTGAGGGTAGGCTTGCCATTGATGACGTGGTAATCGCGCGCCGCGATGGCCGGGTGCATTCCTTCAGCCTGGCTAATTAGCATAAGGGCCATTGCCTGGTCCGGTGTGCGCACGCCAAACAGGTTGGATTTGGCGACGGCGACTGCCATGCGCTCGATGTCGGTGACTGTCATTAGTTCGTTTTTCATTTTGATTTCTCCAAAAGGGTTGCAACCATTGTGTCTACATCAATTAAAAATTTGCGGATCTCGGTTTCTAGGCCGGCGATATAACTGTCGTTGCGCTCGATGCGTTCAACGTAGAGCTGCAAAGCAGGCGGCATGCGTGGGTCAAATGATACGAAGTCGCACCACTGCCGGCCGGTGATCCAGAGCTGGCCCTGGACCTGGGCGACGTGGTCTTCTGGCATGCCGTCCATCCAGGTCAGCACATGGACCGAGCTGTTATATGGGCATTTGATTTCGATCAGGCCATCCCAATCAACCAGGCCGTCAGGCGATGCACCGGCGTCCAGCTCGTCATGCTGAATGAATCCGGTTTCCTCGACCTGCAATTGGCGGCGCTGTTCATACAGAATACGCGCGCCGGTTTCGTGGGTGACGCCCCATTGCATGGCGCTGTTGGTGTAATGCGGCGTGGCTGATTTGGTCAGCCGCTCGGTGGCAATGTCGACCAGGTAATTGGTGCGTACTGCGGCCGGGCTGCCGTTCTTGAGCTTGGCCATCACGTCCTTGAAGCGTGACGCTGTTGCTTTTCCTACGCGCGCCTGGAACCATTCCGCGGTGCGTTGTTCGTCTGTAATTGTGTCCATTAAAACTCCTCCTTAATTACTGAAACTCGGATTGCGTCGGGGTATTTGTCTAGCAGCAGCTCAACCAGGACGGCCGAAAACTCATGATCGGATTTGCCACTAACACGGCGGCCGTCTGGCAAAATGACTGTGTAGGTAAACCGGAACGGGCCTTTTTGCGATAATGGGAACGGCACAATTTGAGCGTTCATTCGTCATCTCCAGAATAGCGAGCGTCAAACATTGCATCGATGCGCGCCTGTTCGCGGTATTCAAAGCGGCGTTCTTCAATTTCTGTGGCGCAGTTGGTCATGATAGCCAGCACGTCTTCGAGGGGTAACTTGGTCCATGTTGCTGTAAGGTCTACAGGGATACCGCAGGCCAGGTGGTGAATGGCGTCATACTTAAAATTTCTCGTTTGCATTATTTTCTCCAATCAATTCAATTTAAAGTGCCGGTTGCGGTCCGGCGTCGACTGAGTGGGGAATCGAATCTGCTTGCTAGGCATACGCCACGCGCCACCATCACGACCGCTGTAGATTACGCCGAATTGCGCAACCACAATGAGAATATATCAACGCTCTATTGCGGTTGTCAACTGGCAATTAGAAGAAATTGACACAATGATGAGAAAAGCGCATCATTATGAAATGGAATCAATTAAACAACCCGTCGACATTGCTGTCGAATCCTTCGGTGGCGTGAGAAAACTCGCCAGAATTCTGTCACTGGACCCGTCGGCAGTTAGCCGCTGGCGAATCAACGGCCGCATTCCTGCCATGCATCAGCGCCGCGTCCTGGAATTAGCCTGGGAGCGTGGCATCGACATCACGGCGCACGACGTTATCTTTGGCCGCAGACAATGATTGAAATCCGTTTACCGTGGCCGCCGTCGGAGCTGTCACCGAATTCTAGGTTGCACTGGGCGCAGCTGGCCAGGGCCAAGAAGATCTACCGCCAGGCATGCTGTGCCGTCACCCAGGCGACGAAACAAACCCTGGGCGAGTTAGGATACCTGCGCGTTGAGCTCACGTTCTACCGGCCCGATCGCCGGTCTTATGATCACGACAACCTTCTGTCCAGGATGAAGTCCGGCCTGGATGGCGTGGCCGACGCGCTGCAAATTAACGATCGAAGATTTAACCCGCTGTCGGTTAGCGTCGCCGATGGCATTGGTGGGTATGTGATGATGCGAATTTACGAGAAGGAGCTGGAAGAATGAACACGGGATTTTTTACGGGAAACCTCGGTCGCGATGCTGAGTTGCGTCACGCTAGTAACGGTGACGCGGTGGCAAATTTTCCCCTGGCTGTCGAAACCGGCACCAGGCAAAATTCAAAAACTATGTGGATCGATTGCAGCGTGTGGGGCAAACGAGCTGAGAAGCTAGCGCCTTACCTGCTAAAGGGCAAGAAAGTTGCGGTCCTTGGCCGTGTCGCCCAGGATACCTACACAAAGAAAGACGGCACGCCTGGGTTCCGCATTGAAGTCAGCTGCAATGAAGTCGAGTTCCTGGGCAACCGCAACGACCAGGACCAGGACCAGGAGCAGCAACCTACCGCGGCACCCGTTGCTCGTCCAAAGCAGGCCCAGCAGCAGGGGTTGCCAGCTAATTTTAATGACGACATACCTTTTTGAGGTAAACTTTTGAGAAGGGCTAGGGAGTGCAACCCGAACCGCCGATTCGTCACCGGCCTGCCCGATCTTTTTCTGTGACGACAACCTTTTGACGAAGGGTTTTTATGAAGTTACTCGCCAAAAATTGGGCGACTTTTCAGCATTACAAACATCGCTCCCCGCCCTGGATCAGACTACATCGATCATTGCTCGATGACTATGATTTTCACCGCTTGCCTGTTGCTAGCAAAGCGCTAGCACCTTGTCTTTGGCTGCTAGCTTCAGAAGAAAAAGAGGGTGAGATAGAGGCCAGCACCGAGGAAATTGCATTCCGCTTGCGAATGACCGAAAAGGATCTCATTGCAGCGCTTAAGCCGTTGATTGAAAAAGGATTCTTTGTTGATGCTAGCAATACGCTAGCAGACTGCAAGCAAGATGCTACTACAGAGACAGAGACAGAGACAGAGAAGAGACAGAGTCAGAGGCAGAGTCGCGCTATCGCGCTGCCGCTCGATTTCGTACCAAACGACGGCCACAAAAAATTGGCCGAAGAGCTGCGCGTTACGTTGAACGACGAGCTGGCAAAGTTCAGCGATTACCATGTGGCAAAAGGCACAACCATGAAAAATTGGGATGCCGCGTTGAATACCTGGTTGCGTAATGCTGTCGGCTTTAACCGCGGCAAGGCTGTGCCAAAGCAAAACGGGTACGTTCACGATCTGACGAAAATGGATTACACCAAGGGAGTCGACGAAGATGGAAATTTCTAACCGAACAGAGCTGCGCGTTTGCACTACGCACGGCGAATACGAGGCCATGCTGTACACCATTGGCGACCGGGTCATGGGCGGTCAATGCCAGGCATGCGCAAAGCACAAAGAGCAGCAGGCCCAAGAGCGCCAGCGCGTTGTGCAGTCCGACCAGGAGCGACGCAGAATCGAGGGCTTGTTCCAACGAGCAGGCATTCCGCTGCGCTTTCAGTCTCGGACCTTTGACAACTACCAGGCAAACAACGAGGGCCAGGCCAAGGCGCTACGCAAAGCCAGATCCTATGCCGACAACTGGCGCGAGAACGTCGCTGCCGGCACTAGCCTGATTTTTTCTGGCAATGCTGGCACCGGCAAAACTCACCTGGCATGCGCAATTGCCAACGAGCTGATGGGCCAGGGCGTGTCGTCTGTGTTCACGACCGTGTCCGACGCTATGCGGGCCATCAAGCGGACCTATGACGCCGGCAGCCAGATGACCGAAGTACAGGCGATCCAGGCTTTTGTTGATCCTGGCTTGCTGATCCTGGACGAAGTCGGCGCAAACCGCGGCACCGAGTACGAGGTCCAGCTGGTGTTCGACATCATCAACAAGCGATATGAGAATTGCCGGCCGACAATCATCCTGACAAACCTGGATCCGCAGGCGTTGCGCGAGTGCCTGGGCGAACGTGTAGTCGATCGACTACGGGAAGGCGGCGGCAAGCTGGTGGCTTTTACCTGGGATAGCTTCCGCGCTTGACGTGATGCTGTTTTCTCATCGATTATGCTAGTATCAAACCAGGGGGTTATATGCCTAGCAAATCAGCAAAACAAGAGCGTTTTATGCAGGCCGCTGCGCACAATGCAGGGTTTGCAAAACGTGCCGGCATTTCGCAGGCCGTGGCCAGGGAGTTTGTCGCCGCCGACAAGCGCAAGAAAAACCCTGGCACGCACATGATTAGCAAAAAGACAACACAACGATGAAACGAATAGGACGACCGCCGCAGCCGATTCCGCAGGACAAAGTCGACGAGATTATCGAATGGATCTCGGCCGGCAAAACCCTGCGCGAATGGTGCCGGCTTGAGGGCAATCCTGTTTTCCGGACCGTTTACGATTGGCTTGAGAAAGACGCAGAGTTCCATGCACGCTTCGCGCGCGCGCGCGAGATCGGCCAGGACGTGATCGCAGAGGAGGCGCTGGCGATCATCGACACCGAAGCAGAGATGGCCGGCAGCACCAGCGAGAAGGGCGAGAGCTATCACCGCGACAGCGCGCACGTTTCCTGGCTTAAGAACCGAGCAGAAATGCGCTTGAAGCTGTTGGCAAAATGGAACCCGAAACGCTATGGCGACAAGGTTGACGTGACCAGCGACGGTAAAGCCGTTGGTCTGGCTATTGCAATTGATCTTTCCGACAAACAAACCGCGGGGGAATCATGACAAGTGCAGCCATTTTGATTGTTTGCGTACTGGTAAGCGTTTTGATTGACGCTGCCGTCGAGGCTTTTTGCGAAACACCAGGAGCTGAAAATTGGAGATAGTCGATGATGAGCGCGTCGAGAGCTGGATCAACCTGGCAAATGCCCTGGTAGTTCCGGAGCAATCGATTTTCCTGCGTGTGTTTGCAATGCTTGCGATGGAGTATGAGCGCGAGATCTGCGCGGCGATAGCCAGCGAGCATGGCGCGCATGAAGTGGCCGAGCTGATTCGATCGCGAGGCGTGCAATGAAGCGCGAGGAGATCATTCGCCTGGCGCGCGAGGCTGCGATTGATTTTGACGTTGGTCCAGGCTTGGAGCGGTTTGCGGCCCTGGTAGCGCAGGCAGAACGCGAGCGCATTGTCGACATTTTGCGCGACGACGGCTGGCTTTACTGCGCGACTATGATTGAGAGGCGCAAGTCTTGACCGCAACGCAGATCAATTATCGGCCGCCAGGCCAGGTGGCCAGGGCGTTTATGCTGTCGCAGGAGTTTTTCCGTGGTCTGATGGGGCCGTTTGGGTCCGGCAAATCAACGGCCTGCATCATGGAGATCCTGCGCCGCGCCAAGGAGCAGAAGGTCAACGCTGACGGCAAGCGGAAAACCAGGTGGGCCGTGATCCGAAACACCTATCCGGAGCTGCGCACGACGACGATCAAGAGCTGGCATCAATGGGTGCCGCCGTCGCTTGGCCGTTGGGTTGACACCGGACCGCCGACACATCACATCGTCGAAGGCGATCTGGACCTGGAAGTGCTGTTTATCGCGCTGGACCGGCCTGACGACATTGCAAAGCTGCTGTCGATGGAGCTGACCGGTGCCTGGGTGAACGAAGCCAGGGAAGTGCCGAAGGCTGTGATCGACGGGTTGACCGGCCGCGTCGGCCGTTATCCGTCTGTGCTGATGGGCGGCTGTACCTGGTCCGGAATCATTGCTGACACTAACCCACCGGACACCGATCATTGGTGGTACAAGCTGGCCGAGGAAGTAAAGCCAGAAGGCTGGGCCTTTTTCAAGCAGCCAGGCGGCCGGGATGTTGGCGCTGAGAACGTCGATCATCTGCCGCCAAAGTATTACGAGCGCCAGATTGCAGGCAAGGACGAGGATTGGGTCAAGGTTTATGTCGATGGCCAGTATGGCTTTGTGCGTGATGGCAAGCCGGTTTATCCAGAATATCGTGACAGCGTGCATTGCAAAACGTTTGACCTGGTGCATGGCTGGCCGATTTACGTCGGCATCGACTTTGGCTTGACGCCTGCCGCGGTGTTTGGGCAGCGCAGCCCGATGGGGCAATGGCGCTGGCATTCCGAGCTGGTGACAGAGGACATGGGCGCAAAGCGCTTTGCCGAGCTGTTGCGCCAGGTAATGCACGAACGCTATGCCGGGTTTAGCTTTGCGCAGATTACTGGCGATCCTGCTGGCGAGGGCCGGGCGCAAACCGACGAGACGACGCCGTTTCAGATCCTGCGGGCAGCCAATATCCAGGCAAACCCGGCACCGACCAATGATTTCACCAAGCGCCGCGAATCGGTTGTGGCGTGTTTGTCGCGGCTGATTGACGGGCAGCCTGGTCTAATGGTCCACCCGCAATGCGTGCAATTGCGTAAAGGCATGGCCGGGGGATACAATTACAAGCGGGTACAAGTATCTGGCCAAGAGCGTTACCGTGACGTGCCTGACAAAGGCATGTATTCTCACGTTTGCGAAGCCGGCCAGTACATGCTAGTGGGCGCTGGTGAAGCGCGAACGCTGGTAAAGCGCGATCGCCCCGTTATGAGACGAGCGAACGCAATCTCAGACTACAACATTTTGGGGTAAATAATGGGCTTCTTATTCGGTTCACCTAAACCACCGCCACCACCACCGCCGCCACCAGCGCCAGCGCCAGTTCCAACAATGGACACCGCGCAGCAAAGCGCACGCAAGGTTAGCGACACCAGGCTGTCGCGCCAGGGCCGAGCTGCAACTATCTTGACATCACCAGCCGGCGATCTGTCTGAAACAAAGACGGGAACCAAAACTTTGCTAGGGGGTTGATATGGGTGGAAGCAGCGGACCAAGTGCATACGAACTCGAACAGCAGGCCAAAGCAAAAGCAGAAGCCCAGCGATCTGCTTTGTTAAACCGCGAAATCAATACCGGCATTGCAACAAAAGCGGCTACAGGTAGCGCCGAAAGAATTGGCGGCGAAGATCGCCTGGGCATTGCTGACGTTGAGATGATCAAAACGGCCCAGGCCAGAAGCGGCAGATCAGCATTTGGTCGAGGCGCGACAGTTCTGTCCAGCGGCATTGGCACTACGCCTACCGGCACGAAAACTTTACTAGGGGTCTAATATGGCCAATGATCGCGTCGACGACATAATCCGTCGGCAGGAAAAGATGTCGACTGATCGAGCTACGTTTGATCAGCATTGGCGCGAGATTGCCGAACGAATCCTGCCGCGGTCAGATCTGTTCCGTACTAACCGGCAGCCTGGCGACAAGCACACCGAGCGCGTGTTTGACGCGACGGCTAACCTGGCGCTCGAGCGGTTTGCTGCTGCGATGGAATCAATGCTGACGCCGCGCACGCAGAAGTGGCATAAGCTGCGCACCGGCGTGCCAGAACTTGATGATCAGAAAGAAATCAAAGAGTACCTCGACGCGGTAACGCAGATTTTGTTTTCTGTGCGTTATGCGCCGAAGGCAAACTTTGCAAGCCAGGCCAATGAAGCGTTTATGTCGCTGGGTGCATTTGGCACCGGTGGCGTTTACATTGACGAAGCGGTCGGCGGTGGCATTCGCTATCGATCGGTTCACCTGTCTGAGCTGTACATTGCCGAAAACTTCCAGGGCGTTATCGATACGGTTTATCGCAAGTTCCAAATGACGGCGCGCCAGGTAATGCAGCGCACGACACTTAAAGGGCCGTTGCGCTGGAAGCCAGAGGACATACCGCAGAAGATCAAGGAAGCAGCTGAGAAGTTTCCAGAGCAGCTGTTTGACTTTTTGCATGCCGTGCAGCCCAATGACGACGTTAAATATGGTCGCAAAGACTACAAGGGCATGCTGTTTTCTAGCTGCTACATCAGCATAGAAGGCCGGCAAATGGTGCATGAGGGTGGCTATCGCACCATGCCGTATGCGGTTGGCCGTTATGTAACTAGCCCAAAAGAAATCTACGGCCGCTCGCCGGCAATGACGGTTTTGCCTGACATCAAAATGCTGAACGAGATGAGCAAAACGGTCATTCGAGCAGCGCATAAAATTGTCGATCCACCGCTGTTGCTCCAGGAAGATGGCGCTTTGCAGGCATTTGACATGCGACCATCGGCGCTTAACTTTGGTGGCGTCAACGAACAAGGCCAGCAGCTAGTGCATCCGTTGATTACCAATGCCAGGATTGACATTGGCGAAGCAATGATGGACCAGCGCCGCAAGGTAATCAACGACGCATTCCTGGTTACGCTGTTTCAGATCCTGGTCGACGCACCGCAAATGACGGCCACCGAGGCTATGCTGCGGGCGCAAGAAAAAGGCGCGCTCCTGGCTCCGACAATGGGCCGGCAGCAGTCCGAGTTCCTGGGGCCGATGATCGAGCGCGAGATCGACATCCTGGCCAAAGCAGGCGCTCTGCCGCCAATGCCAGAAATGCTGCTAGAAATGGGCGGCATGGTCGAGATCGAATACGTTTCTCCGCTAAACCGGGCGCAACGCAGCGAGGATGGCGTTGCTATCCTGCGCACGCTGGAAAGCCTAGCGTCGTTGGCGCAGATCAATCCAAAAGTCCTGGATCTGTTTGATCCGATTGAAACGGCGCGCGAGCTGGCTGACATCAATGGCGTGCCAGCTAAGATCATGCGATCGCCAGAACAATTGGAACAAAAAGAAGCAGAAGAAACACAGCAAGCGCAAGCAGCTGCACTGCTGCAGGCAGCTCCTGTTGTGTCGAATTCAGCGAAAAGTTTGGCCCAAGCCGCTTCATTGGCGTCAGCGGCACCACCTCAACAAGCACCTAGCATATTCCCCCAATGACAACAGACAATCTGCCGCTCGGCAGCACTATTGACGAAGTGCTTAATCGCGAGGCGACGCGACGGCCACAAAGCAGATTTGCAGCTGGCGCATTGGAAACCCAGGTTGGCGGCAATCATTACGTCGACCTGGCGATTCAGCCGATCGAGTTCTCGATGGCCAACAAACTCAATGCCTGCCAGCATTCGGCAATCAAATACATTGTGCGCAAGAAGGGCGGCCAGGCCAAGCGCCTGGAGGACATCGACAAGGCAATACACTTTCTGTGCATTTACCGCGAGATGATCCAAAAAGGTGAAGCTGAATGATGAACGGCATCTTCAACAAAATCGTTGAGAAAGTATTGCGCAAAAAGCTGGCGTATCGCCGGACCTTTATGGACGACCAGGGCGAGCTAACTGCCGAAGGGCAGCTGGTCCTGAACGATTTGCGCAAGTTTTGCCGGGCCACCGGGTCAACGATGGTCCTGTCGCCGGTGTCAAAAACAATCGATCCGCTTGCAATGGCTATGGCCGAGGGCCGCCGCGAAGTCTGGAACCGGATTATGGCTCACCTGTACGTCAACGAAAAGCAGGTGTTTGAGCTACACGAACGAGATCAGGATTGATTCAAAAGCAGATGCCGGTGTTATGAGCGCCGGAGGCAGCGAGTAGATCAATGACAGCCGGGAAAGACCGGCGCTTTTCAACTATACAAGGGGAATACCATGTCTGATGGAACAAACGGGTCGGGAATGTTATCCGGCAACCCGGCAGGCGACGCTGCTGCCGGCAATGGTGGCGCTGGTTCGCCGACTTCCAACAACCAGATTACGGCGACTGCGGATCTTGGCGGCGTCAACAACCCAGCACCCAATGCCTCTGGCAATTGGTGGGATGGTTTCCAGGATAACGAGCTAAAAGGCTACGTCCAGAACAAGGGTTGGAAGGATCCAGCTGACCTGGCTGTTGGCTACAAGAATTTGGAAAAACTCCTGGGCGCAGAAAAAATGCCAATGCCCAAGGGGGCAGATGATGCCGAAGGCTGGAATCGCGTCTACGATGCGCTGGGCCGTCCTAAATCGGCCGACGACTACAAGCTATCAGTACCAGAAGGCGACGACGGTGGATTTGCCAAGCTGGCCGCAGGCAAGTTTCATGAGCTGGGCTTGACCGCCAAGCAAGCCGAGGGTTTGGCTGCCTGGTACAACGAGCAAGGATCTGGCCGCATGAATGAAATGCAACAGCAGCAGGCCGCCAAAGCAGAGGCTGACATGCAATCCTTAAAGCAGGAATGGGGCGCTGCATTTGACGAGAACGTCGAGTATGGCCGCCGAGCTGCGCGGGAATATGGCTTGAATGCTGAGAAGCTGTCAGCTCTGGAAAACTCGCTTGGCACTAGCGAAATGCTAAAGCTAATGGCCACTATTGGCCGCGCCCAGGGCGAGAGCGACTTTGTAACGTCCAGCTCTGGCAATACTTTTGGCATGACGCCGTCGGCAGCGCAGCAGCGTATCAACGCATTGCGTGCCGACAAAACCTGGACCGCCAAATACATTAGCGGCGACGCTGATGCGAGATCTGAAATGCAGCGGTTGATGAATTTGGCGTATCCAGAATGATGCGCTTGGATCAACATTCTTGCGAAAAAACCATGCACAATTCAGAAATTAGATTAGAATGTCTCAAACTGGCAAGCCGACCTGGCCTGTCGCCTCATGAAATCATTGCGGCAGCGCGTGATTATTTGGCGTGGGTCAACGGAATGCCGGATCCGATAACCGCTGCGCGGCCGGATGACAGCCTGAAAGAAGGCAGACCGGCCCCGTCGGTTTCCCGATCGGACAAGCCCCTTGAAAAGCGCCGCTCTGCGGCAACAATCTAAACTCATCCTCAAGGGGGATTATTATGTCTTTCAATGTATCTACCGCGTTCGTCCAGCAGTACGCGACGAATGTACAAATGCTGCTCCAGCAGCAGGGTTCGCGTCTGCGTGATGCGGTCCAACCCATGTCGTTCCAGGGTAAAGCTGCGTCGATGGCCGAACAATTCGGTTCCGTCTCGCCGGTTCGCAATCAGTCGCGTCACTCTGACACTCCGCTGATCTCGACACCCCAGGACAAGCGTTGGATCTATCCAAACGACTATGATTGGGCTGACCTGATCGATAACCAGGACAAGCTGCGTATGCTGATCGATCCGACCAGCTCTTACGCAATGGCTGGTGCCTGGGCGATGGGCCGCGCGATGGACGATGAAATCATTGCTGGTTTCTTTGGTTCCAACAACACCGGCGAAAACGGCACGTCTGCTACTGGCACCTTGTACGCTTTTAACAGCAACTCGCAATCGGTAGCTGCTACCGTTGGCGCTTCTGCTGCTACTGGCCTGAACATTGCCAAACTGCGCGCCGCCAAGCGTATCCTGATGGCTGCTGAAGTCGATGTCGACAACGATCCTCTGTACTGCGTGATTTCTTCGCGCCAGCACGATGATCTGTTGAACGAGGCGCAAGCAATCAATCTCGACTACAACACCAAGCCTGTCCTGGTTGATGGTCGCATCACGTCGTTCATGGGTTTCAACTTCATCAATTCGGAGCGAATCCCTGGTGGTAGCGGCTTCAACGCTGCGATCAATACCGGCATTGCTACTGGCTCAAGCGATGGCAATTACACTACTGGCTCGCGCTTCATGGTGCCGGTGTTTGCCAAATCGGGCATGGCTCTTGGCGTGTGGAACGACATTACCACCTCGATCGACCGTCGTGCAGACAAGCGCAATTCTTACCAGGTGTATGTGACCGGTACTTTCGGTGGCGCACGCATGGAAGAGCGCAAGTGTGTTCTTATCAACTGCGCATAAGGAGTAACCGATCATGCCTCAGTATCTTTCTAATGAATTGGCTGGCACTACGACCGGCACCACAACCGCAGCAGCATCGGGTTATCGTCCTTTTGCTTCGGTTTATGGCGCGCGCGTCAAGCGCTTGCGTGCAACTGTTACCCTGGCTAGTCAAACTACCAGCGACACAATCCTGCTTGGCACCCTGCCAACAGGCGCGACGTTCGCTTATGGTGTGCTGACTACTTCGGCAACTTTGGGATCTTCAACCGTGGCAGTCGGTATTTCTGGCACCGCCGGCAAATACCGTGCAGCTGCTACCTTCACCAGCGCCGACACCCCGACTTTGTTCGGCACCGCGGCAACGGTGGGTGCAGCGTCGCCTTTGGCAGCTGAAGAGAATGTGATTGCAACTATTGCAGCCGCAAACCTTCCGTCGTCTGGCACGCTGGTCGTCGATCTGTACTACTCGATGCCGAACTAATCGGCTTCCGGGGGCTGGGGAAACCTGGCCCCTTTTTCACATCGGAGAATTGATATGACGATCTATTACGGTATCAATGAGGGCGACAACGAATACGAAGCAGCTGTCAGCACCTCGGGAACGACAAGCAAAGAAGTAGAAATCGTGGTCAACGACACCGCGGTTACTGATCGCACTAGCTTGCTGGTTGCAATTGACAATCTGAAAAACTTTATTCTGCGTCAAAACTATCCACCGGCGTAAGGAGTAAATCATGCCCATTCGTCGCGCAGATGATACCGCCTACACGCTAGCGTCGAACGTTAGTGCAACTGGCTCTGCGGTTGCCATCAAAGGCGGCCAGTATATATTTATGGTGGAAGGCACCGCCGGCGGCACTACTGCGTCTTTGCAGATTAAAACGCCGAACGGCACCTGGTCTAATGTGTACGCTATCGATACGTTGGTTGCGTCGGCCACGCTGCCTTACGTCGATACAATGATTGATTTGCCGGCCGGTGATGTTCGCCTTGCGCTAACTGGCGGCACGCCATCTGCAATCTTTTCGTATTTGATTGGTCTTGGTTAATAGGGGGTCAACATGGCCTCAGTCATTCAGGTAGCCAATCGAGCGCTGACTAAGCTCGGCGCGGCACGCATTATTTCTCTCGGCGACGATAACAAGCAGGCACGCGCTGTTGTGTCTTGCTTTGATGATCTGCGTGACGACGAGCTGCGTGCGCATCGGTGGCAGTTTGCAATGAAGCGCGTCGAGCTGGCCGCTTTGTCTGCGACGCCGGTTTTTGGCTACGAAAAGCAATACGGTTTGCCGCCTGATTTTTTGCGCATTGATATGGTCGACGATCGTTATCCGTCGGCAATCATGGACAATTACATTGATTCCGAATATCTGGAATGGACCGTTGAAGGCAACGTTATCCTGACAAATATCGCTGCGCCACTAAAGCTGCGTTACATTGCCCAAGTAACAGAACCCAACAGCTGGGATAGCAATTTCCGCGAGGCGCTGGCTTCTCGCATTGCGATGGAAATTTGTGAGGAATTGACGCAATCTGATAGCAAAAAGCAGGCTGCTATGAATGATTACCGACGCGCAATTCAGCAGGCCGTTCGTATTGGCGCAATTGAAAAGCCAAGCGTAATGCCACCAGACAACCAATGGATCATATCGAGGCTGTAATATGTCGCTACTACCTCATTCAAATTCGTCGGTGCCTGCGGTCAGGCTGGCCACATTCGATAGCGCCAATGTTTTAAGCGAAACTAGCTCTAATTACCCTTTGCCGGTCATTGACCTGGCGCAGCTGCGCACGCATGAAGGGCGCATGTTTACCGCCGGCAGGCTTTGGGATAATGGCAGCAAAATTGCAAACAACGCATTTGCCGATATAGCATTTACCACTAGCTCAACTATTGGACCGCATACTATTCTGGATGTCCAGGTTGGCGGTGATGCTGAAGTTTATTTTTATGAAGATGCCGTTATTACTGGCGGCACCGCAATCACACCGGTCAATCGCAATCGACGATCGGCCAGGACAAGCTCGGCGACCGTTGTGCATACGCCGACCATTACATCGGCCGGCACATTGCTCGAATCTGCGTTTGCACCAGCAGGAACAGGCCATAAAGCTGGCGGCGGTGGCGGTGGTTTTACTGGCGAGTTTGTGACGCAGTTTAGTAAAGTTTATTTGGTGCGCGTTAAGAACGTATCAGGTTCCGCGCAAATTGCTCAAGTAAACCTTTGGTTGTATGAATAATGCCAAAAGCCTCACCGATTCGGACAAGTTTTAATGCGGGCGAATTGTCGCCTTTGGTCGACGGCCGCGTCGACATTTCAAAATACAGCAATGGCTGCCGGATATTAGAAAACTTTATTCCGTCGGTACAAGGTCCGGCCGTTCGTCGTGGCGGCACGCGCTACGTTGCAGAAATCAAAAATAGCGCACATCGAACCTGGCTAGCTCGGTTTGAGTTTTCCAGCACGCAATCGTTTGTCCTGGAGTTTGGCAATCAATACATTCGGTTTTATTTCAACCGCGGTCAGCTGCTATCTGGCGGCACGCCGTATGAGATAGCCTCGCCGTATCTCCTGGCTGATCTTACTGATTCTGATGGCGACTTTGCTATTGATATGGTGCAGTCAGGTGACGTTATTTACCTGGCGCATCCAAGCTATCCGTTCCAAAAACTGTCGCGCCTGGGCAATACAAACTGGACCATTGCGCCGATTGATTTGGCTAACGGCCCGTTCAAAGATCAAAACACCGTTCGCACAAACACAATTTACGCATCGGGAACTACAGGCTCGATCACGCTGACGGCCAGCTCTGCGACGTTTACCGCGGCAATGGTCGGCAGCTACGTCTACCTGGAACCGTCGGATCTATCCAACGTCAAGCCCTGGTATGCCGGCCAGGAATTTACAACTAATCCGTTTGGCGTGCTGCGCAGATCTGAAGGAAAGACTTATTCTTGCACTACCAATGGCACGCCGGCTTCTGGCAAAGTTTGGCGCACCGGTGGCGACAAACCGGTGCATACCTATGGCACCGAAGCTGACGGCGACGGCGGCGCGATTACTGGTACTGTAGTCGATCGCAACGGTTTAGATTGGCTTTTTGTCGACAATGGTTTTGGCTACGTCAAAATCACGGGTTTTACTAGCTCGACTGTCGTGACGGCCACGGTCCAAGGCAACAATCCGCTACCAGGTGGCGTCGTCGGATCTACCAAGGCGACATTCCGCTGGGCTTTGTCGGCATTCTCGGCTGTTGAGGGTTATCCTAGCAAAGTAACATTTTTCCGTGAGCGCCTGGCGCTGGCCAAGGGTCAGCAGCTGTTTTTCTCGGTGGCCGGTGATTTTGAAAACTTTGCGGCCAAGGACGATAGCGGTCTGGTCACGGCCGACATGGCCATCAAAGCAACGATTTCATCTGACCAGGTGAACCAGGTTTCCTGGCTTGCGCCGTCGAATGCGCTGGTGATTGGTACAACTGGCGGCGAATTCGCTTGTATGGAAAACTCGACCAGCGAAGCATTTGCCCCTGGCAATATTAAGATTGAACAGCAAACATCCGACGGTAGCCGAGCTATTGCGCCAGCGCGCGTGGGTTACTCTATTCTGTTTGTGCAACGTTCTGGCAAAAAGCTAAAAGAAGCGGCCTATAACCTGCAACAAAACGGCTTTGTGACTACAGATCTGACCGTGCTGTCTAACCACATTACTGGTGACGGCATTGCGCAAACAGCCTGGCATCGTGAACCTTATGTAGCTTTGTGGGCGGTGCGTGCCGACGGTCAGCTGTTGGGCTTTACGTTTAACAAAGAGCAGGACGTAATTGGCTGGCACCGTCACAAAATTGGCGGCAGTTTTTCGACGGGCATTGCCCAGGTCGAATCGGTTGTCTGTATTCCTGCGCCAGACGGCACCCAGGACGATCTCTGGATGATCGTGAAGCGCACCATCAACGGCGTTACTAAGCGCTATGTCGAGTATCTAAATCGGCCCTATGATGAAGAGCAGGATACACAGGCCGATTGCTTTTACGTTGATTGTGGCGCTACTTACTCAGGCGCTCCAACGACTACTATTTCCGGCCTGGGTTATCTGGAAGGGCAAACCGTCCAGGTGCTGACAGACGGCGCGGCTCATCCTGACCGGGTAGTAACAAGCGGATCCATTACGTTGCAAAACTCGGCCAGCAAAGTCCAGGTTGGCTTGGCCTGCGTGGCTACATTGCAGACCAATAGGATGGAGGCCGGAGCTGCCGACGGTACGGCCCAGGGTAAAACTAAGCGCATCAATAAGTGCGTAATTCGTTTTCTTAATACGCTGGGCGCGCAGGCTGGTCCTGATGCTTCGGCGCTAGATACGGTGGAATTCCGAACGCCTGAAAATTTGATGAACCAAGCGCCGCCGCTGTTTAGCGGTGACAAAATGATTGAATGGCCAAGTGGCTACGATACTGAAGGGTATGTCATGGTCCGGCAACCGCAACCGCTGCCGATGACGGTGGTGGCCATCATGCCGCAGCTGCATACATTCGACAGATGATTGTTGTTCCATTTGAGGGCTGGCATTTGGAATTGCTGTCTTTGCAGGAAAAGCAAGCGCATTTTCAACCGTTGTTTGCTGAACCGTATTACGGCGATTGGCTAGAAAAAAACGGCCCGGCATTTTCTGCTGTGGTAGACGGTGAGATAATTGCATCACTAGGAATCACGCCACAGTGGGAGAATAGAGCTGTGGCGTGGGGTTTGATTGGCAAAAAAGCCAGGCGACATTTTGTGCCATTGACCAAAGCAATTATGCGGTTTTTGGACCTGTGTGAGTATCGCCGAATTGAGACGCCGGTTGATGTTGGCTTTAAGCAGGGCGATCGTTGGGCAGAAATGCTGGGATTTCAGCGCGAGGGAACAATGCGCGCATTTATGCCAGACGGCCGCGATTGCCATCTTTACGCAAGGATTAAATAATGGGTGCATTTCTTCCAATTTTTCAGGCTTTGGGATCCGCGGTCAGCGCAATCGGTGCTATTCAACAAGGCCAGGCACAAGCTGCGAGCTACCAGGCGCAAGCGCAAGCGATGGATTACAACGCTACGGTCGCAAAAAACAATGCGACGGCGGCCAATCAGCAAGCCAGCGTACAAGAAGAGCAGCAACGCAGAAAATTTGCAATGTTGCAGGGCCAGGCCGCGGCTGGAGCTGCGCAATCTGGCGCTGGTCTTGATGGAAGCAATCGAGACATTCTTTTGCAAAATGCGTTGATGAACGAAATGGACGCGTTGACAATTCGCTACGAAGGACAAACCAGGGCAAAAAATTTTGAAACGCAATCGCAGCTAGATAAATACCAAGCTGTTGCTGCAAGTAGAAATGCAGATACAGCAAGACAAGCTGGATTTTTTAATGCTGGTGCAAATCTACTATCGGGCGCGACTAATTATGCAATGTACAGCAGGGGTCTGTACACGAATCCTGGTCAAGGTGGTTTCATGGGCATTACAATTCCAAAGGTGTCATAAATGGCCGTGCGCATTCCACAATACGAAGATCGATTGACGCCAAGCGGATTTGTCACGCCGCGCGCGCAAGGTGCTGAAGTTTCACCAGCTCTAGGTCGTGCTGTAGAAAATCTTGGCGAAGCAGGGATGCGATTTGCCAGCGTCAATATGGCAATTCAAAAGCGCGAGAAAGAAAAAGCCGAAGCAGAATTCCTGCAACAAGAACAAGAACGGTTGCGCAAGTTAGAAGCCAAAGAGCAAGCTGATGCTATTACGGAAGCAGGTAAACTGGTATCTGACGCGACTGTTTCTTTCCAGGGTTGGTACAACGAAGCATCAAAAAATCCTGGTCCTAATTTTGCTCAACAAGTAAATCAAAAATGGGCAGAAGTTACAAAAAGCGTTCTCGATGGTGATACGACCGAAGAGGAACGTTTAGCGCAAGCTCAAGCCGGAATGGAACCGTATTTCGGTATTCGCAACGATGCAGCTCGCCAAAATGCACAACGGTCACTTACACAGCTTGGCCAGCATTACGGCCTTAACGCGTTACAAGTCGAAGCCAGAGCTGATTATTTTAAGCGCCAAGACAATTTAGAAACTGTTGTTTCTAATAACGAACGTCTTGTTTCTTCTGATTCGTCGCTGTATGACAAGCTGTTAAAAGATACGTTGTCGGTTATTCAAAATGATCCATCTTCAGATGTAGAAGTAAAACTTAAAACCGCTCGTCAATTCTCTGAACGTTTGACGATCGCCGCATTGCAAGGAGCTATTGCTAGAGGTGAAAGCGATAGCGTGAAGTCGGCAATTATGAATCGGTTGGGTGCAACTGCTTTGTCGGCAGAAGAAGTGCAAGCAATCAATGCTACTGGCAATCGATTGCCAGCAAATAACCAGGCTGTGCAACCAGGTCCGGATCTAAAAACTGTCAAAGGTTTAGTTACGCCTGGCAATATAGATTTGACTAACCGACCACAAGTCAAAAACAAAGACGGGTCGATCTCGACCGTAAGTTCGTTTTCAGTCAATGTCGACGGCAAAGAGGTGCTACTGACGCCTATTACTGATGATGGCAAAGTTTTGTCGCAACAGCAGGCAATCGATAAGTATAAAAAGGACGGCAAGCATCTTGGTATTTTTGAGACGCCAGAAGCGGCTAGCGTTTATGGCAAACAATTATCGGCAGACCAGGAGCGGTTTTATAGCAACAAACAAGGCAATGCAAAAGTAACACCGTTACCGCCTAACGTTGCGCGTTGGTCGGCGTCCGTTGAAAAACAAGCAAGCGAAAATGGCGTCGATCCTAACGTCATGCTGTGGCAAATTAAAACAGAAAGCGGCGGCAACCCAGCTGCTATAAACAAAGAAGACGCAAAAAAAACGGGCGATCCGTCTATTGGTTTATCGCAATTTCAGCCAAAAACTGCAGCACGATACAACATAGATCCAAAAGATCCAGAGCAATCTATTAAAGGGCAAGCGCTCTACATGCGCGATTTGCTCAAGATGTTTGATGGCGACTACCAAAAAGCACTAGCTGGCTATAACTGGGGCCAGGGCAACGTACAAAAAGCGATTGCCAAGCATGGAGAAAATTGGCTACAGAATTCGCCTAAGTCTGTGCAGAACTACGTCAACAGTATTTTGACGAATGCCGGAAGATCTGGCGGCGGCAATGCTGCTAACAATCAAGTTTCGTCGGCTGTCACTAATCAACAGCAGCCAAACAATGCTGTTCCTAAAGCAGCCGTCAATCCAACAATAATGGAGATAGTCAATCGCCTGCCGCAGGATAAAGTGATTCCGATGTTAAATTCGGCGCAGACTTCAATTAACCAGCAAAACGCACTGTGGAATCAAACTTTTGACCAGCGCGTGCAAGACGCCACAAAGTCTTATTTAGATAGCGGAGTTTGGACAGGGCCAAAAATTACCGAAGCCGATTTTGAACGTCGGCACCCAGGTCAAGGCAAAAGGTTTTCTGATGAGTTTGCCAATATTGTTCAGCTCGGCGCAGATAGACAGCTGGTCAAAACAATGTCAATTCAAGACCAGGACAGGCTTATCAACAATTACAGGCCAACAACTGGACCTGGTGCCGAAGCTGCCATTGCTCGGCGCGATACGCTTATCAGGGCTATTGACGAGGTTCGCAAAGAACGAAATGCAGACCCAGCCGGCTACGTCCTGCGCAATTCAGCTTCTGTTAAACAGGCTGCAGATCAGCTGACTACGTCGCAAAACGGCACGATCGAACAACAGCAGGCAGCTGCGCGCAACTATGTCAACGCGAGCACGGCAGAGCAACAACGTTTGGGCATTATGTCACCACGTTTGCTGACAGACAGCCAAGCTATTGCGATTGGCAATCAGTTCCGTCAGCAGCAGGAAGGCGGCAACAATGCGGCGCAGCTAATGAAGCAAATGGCTAATGTATGGGGAAATGCTTGGCCGCAAGTGTTTGGCGAGATCTACAAAGATTTGCCGCCAGTGGCCCAAGTAGTTGGATCGCTTGGCCCGTCAGTCGATTCGGCAACCTCGGCGCTGATTATTCAGACCGCCAACATGAAAGAAAATGATCTTAAGGCAGGCCTTGTCACAACCGATGTAAAAACAATTTCGGAAAAGACGCAGGAGGCTTTTGCCCCATTGCAAAAAACGATGACATTGCAAGTTGGTGGAACCACTCAATTTGCGCTGCTCTACAATGCTGCTGAGAAGCTCGCCTATGTTTACGCCAAGGAAGGTGCTAGCCCGTCCGATGCTGCTACGCGTGCTTACAACAACACAATCGGACGCGCCTACAACATTGAAGGTTATATGCGCGTACCAAAGCAGTACGACATTAAAGATGTAATGACGGGTGCAGATCGCAAGTTTTCCGAATTGCCAAAGATGCAGTTTAAATTACCGCTTGGCATTCCGAAGGGAATGAACTTGAAGGACGCGCAAGCACAATACGCCGATGGTTTAAAGAGCGCAGGCGTTTGGGTAACTGCAGGCGATGAAAGCGGAATTATTTTGTATGACAGCATTGCACGCACACCGGTACAGACAGCTGACGGCCGTGATGTGAAATACACATGGGCGCAGTTGTTACAGCAACCAAAAGCCGGCGTAAGCACTTTCAAACCTGAACCGTTTTTCGGGGCTCCCTAATGCCGATCCTGCTGAACGAAACACGCAACCCTAACGATCAGTCGTTACTAGACTACCCGAGCTCGTTTGGCGCTTACATCGGTGCCAAGGCAAACGAAGCGTTTGCATCAAACTACGTTACTGGCCTGCTGCCAACGCAAGGCGCAATCGACGCTGCTCAAAGCAACCTGCCTTTAAACATGCAGGAAATGCAAAATGCGTATGATCCGATAACCGGCGTTCCGCTTTACAACGTGCAACCAATCTACGGGCCGCCTAGACCTAAGATTTCAAAGCAAGAAGCCGACGGCCGCATCAAGGATGCCGGCGTGAAGCTGACCGTGCCTGATGATGGCATTGTGCCGGGTGCGCTCGACCTGATGATTAAAAATCAGCAGGATCGAATTGCGCGTCAGGTCGTGATTGAACGCTCGCCCGATGGCCTGAGAAACATTGCAGGATTTGCAACGTCGTTTGCGGTTTCTGCGCTTGACCCGCTAAACGTCGCTTCGGCGTTTGTGCCAGTAGTGGGCGAGATGCGCTATATGGCACTGCTGGGATCTGCCGGCGGTTTCTTTGGCCGCACTGCGGTGCGAGCCGGCGTTGGCGCTGCCGAAGGTGCGGTTGGTTCTGTGCTTATTGAGCCGCTGATCTACGGCATGAACCAGCAGCTGCAGAACGACTACACGATGATGGACAGCCTGGCGAATATCGCTTTTGGCACGGCCTTTGGTGGCGGCCTGCACATAATGGCCGGCGGCGTGCGAGAAGGCTATCGTGGCATGCGTGGCTTGCCGAACGATTTTGATTACCTGCGCGGTTTGACCATGCGCGAGGCGATGGACGTGCAGCGTTTTCGTGCAGACGTTGCGGCTGGCAAGGTCACCGACGTGGAAGCGGCGACAGCTAATTTTTCTGACCGCATGCGTCAGGCTGCCGGTTTGCCCGATCGGGCAATCGATGTCACCGGCGAGGCACCAGGACGCACAATTGAGCGCGCACGTTCTGAGGCAACTGCACTAGAGGCACCATTTGCAAAGCTCTATGAGATAACGCCGGAAGCAGCACAGGCACGCGCGCTGGACGAGCTCAAGAGCAATTTGCGCAGTGAAGCTACCGCAGCGGCCGGCAACCGTGCCGAGCCTGGTGCGATTCTAGGTTTAAAAAACGAGATTACCAGGCAAGACCAGGTTATCGCGCGCTTGTCCAGCGCCGAAGAATTTAAAGCTCGCGCCAAGGAAATGCAAAGCCAGGGCATGAGTCGCAAGGAAGCGGAAAGCGCCGCAAGAAAGCAAATCGAAACCGAGCGCGCCAATGCGCAGGCGACCCGCGACCGCATGCAAGAGCAAATCGACATCAACGCTACGGCTAGCCAGGCCGAGCAAGCGTTGGCAGCTTTGGAAAAGGGCGAAATTCCTGCTCAGTACGCCGACCGCGTTAAAGCGCGTGCAGATCAGCTGATAGGTGCTGGGCAGATTGCAGGCGCTGTGAATCGCATGATGCAGCCTCCCGCTTCGATGGTCGCTCAAATGGCCACACCCGAACAGCAAGCCGCTGCACTACAGGTTGCTGTTGCGCACTTTGCCCAAGGTCAGACGCCAAACATTGAACCATTTATGATGGTTCCTAACATCGACCAGCTGCAGGCCGCTGCCGCACGACAGCAAGATGTCGGATCGTCAATGACGGCTGATCCAGAAGCGGCTGCCGCGGCGACCGAGCGTTACCGCAACAGCGCCGCCAAAGACGCCAAGCTCGAGGTGGCGCGAGCTGAAGCCGATAAGGCGCAGCAGCAGCTCGACGCAGCTATCAAGAACCTGGAAGCGTCTGGCGCATCGAAAGAGCTGATCGCCAAGTTGCGCAAAGAAGCAGCCGCGAACCAAGACGGCACCTTATATAGCCAGGGCCAGGGCGCAGGCCAAACCATTGAAGGCGCTACTGTCGAACTGCGCGACGCTTTTGACGGCGCAGGCAGCAGGTTGATTGATAACGGCGCTGTAAGAGTCGTGCAATCGGTCGACGAATTACCACCGCGAGCCGATGAAAAGCCGCACCCGGCCGATGCAATGGGTTATTTTGACGGCCAGCGCGCCTATCTGGTGGCAGACAATCTGGACCCAGGCAACGCTGCCAATGTGCTGCTACATGAAGTTGGCGCGCATTACGGCATGGAAAAGATGCTTGGTCCACAGCTCTATCGTCAGCTGCTGTCGGAGATTGAAGCAAAGGCCAAGGCCGGCGTTTTAACGTTTAGGGCCGCGCTTGACGCTGTGCCTGCAAACACTCCGGCCGCTCGCATAAAAGACGAGATGCTCGCCTACCTGGTGCAAAACCAGCCAGACCTGCCGTTGGTCAAGCGCATTATTTCTCAGGTTAAGCAGTTCATCTACCGCGTGCTAGGCGGCCGCTTTATTGATCTCAACGCCGATGACATTCGTACAATGGCCATTGCAGCGCTCAAGCGCACTGCGGCGTCGGACGAGTTTGGCGTCAAGATCAACGCACAAGGCAACCTGCTGCGCGCCGAGTCAAAAGCCGGTTTTGTGGCAGGCGAGATCCGCGGCAACACGCTGCATATCACAAATTCTGAAGTGGCTTTTGAGATGCGTGGCCAAGGCGAAGGCGTGCGACTTTACCAGAGGCTGGTCGATAATGCGCTTGGCAAAGGTCTAAGAGTCGTTAGCGATGACACTGTGCAGCCCGAGGCCGCGCGCATGTATGACGCTCTGGCACGCCGCGGTTACGACGTAGTAAAGGCAAACAGCTCCACTGAGACTAGCCTTGGCACCGTGCGTGGCAACGGCCAGCCGGCGTTCGAGATCACAGGCCGCACCGGCGATTACGCGATAAAAGACGAGCGCCGTGGCGATGTCGGCATCCATGTGTTGGGAGTCGAGCGCGAAGCGCGAACCGTTGGTAAACGGGTGTCGCTGTCCAATACAGAACGTGCAGCTATTACAAAGGCGGCCACCGACACCAAGTTGCCGCAGAAAGATGTCGAGCAGGTTGTGCGTGGCCATAAGCTCGCTCACCCGGCGAACGATGGTTGGGCTCCGCTTGAGTTCAAGGGCATTAAAGTCGAAGACAACGGCAAGCTGACCTATCAATACCAGGAAGTGCCGTATTCGTTTAACACGGGCGCAGATGGAAAATCTCTTAAGCCTGGCACGCCGGAATACATAAAGCGCGTCAACGCTGTAGCCAAGCGCATGGTCGACGAGGTGCGCTCGGTATTTGAGCGCGCGCAGGCCGGTGACGCTGCGGCAAAAAATATTCTGAAGCAAGCCGGCTGGTACAAAGAAATGCGCAGCCGCTTGCGTCAAGAGTTTGGTGGTTTGGGTGACCTGTTTGCTGACCTGCTGGGCGCAACCTCGCCAAACACGCCGGTGCGGGGCAATTGGGATAATGCGATCGACGCGCTACGTCGTGCGATGCGCGGTGACTTTGATGAGCTTATGCCAAAGTGGACGGCCTGGTCCGATGGTGTCAACGCCAAAGAAGCCGAGTTCCGCGGCTGGTTTGACAGCAAGCTCAAAGAAGGTTTGTCGAAGAAATCAATCAAAGACATGCCTGAATACAAGGCTTTTCGCGAAGAGCTCAAGGTGCTGCGCGAGCTGCCTGAAGACCTAATGCCGCTCAAGGAAAGCGGCAAGAAATACGGTTTTAATGGCCGCAACGTCGTGCGCGCGCTAATCAATTTGTGGCGCGTCGTCAAAGATGAGGACGCCGACATTGGCCGTGGCGGCACCAAGCCAAAAGCGCTCAACTTCTCCGGCAACCTGATCGGCTTTCGCGAGCGTGCGACGATCGACGTGTGGGCAGCGCGCATGCTGCAACGCCTGGCTGGTTTCCTGCGCATCCCGTCGATGGCCGAGGGCGGCGTTTCCGGCAACATGAAGGCAAGCGGTGAAACGACTTTGCAGTTTGGTTTTGGCCAGGATGTGTTTGGCCAGGCTGCCAAAGACATTCGCGCAGCTCAAGATTTAAAAGTTGATAAAAATTTGGCTTCGATAAACGACGACGACCTGCAAGCTGTTGTCTGGTTTGTTGAGAAGGAAGTCTGGACAAAAAACAACTGGACCTCGGCAGCAGGGGAAGGCGGCTCGTTTGAGTTTGAGGCTGACTTGACCGGGTCAAAACTGCAGGACCGGATTACCGAGCTGCGCAAAACGATCGACTCGAGCAAGAGCTCACCCGACCAGCGCGATGCTGCGATTGTCGAACTAAAGACCTTGTCGCGTTCGGTCGACCGTTTCCAGGGCGGCCTTTCTATTCAAAAAAGCGCCGAGACACAAGGCATTGATTATGTGCCGGACGATCCGGAAATGGCGCAGCTCGCCAATCGCGTGAAGACCTCGATCTATGAAAACGACGATGGCGTGACGGTGCTTGGCTCTAAGGTGCTGTCGACCGAAGGACGTTATGGCGGCGTCGAGCGCTCAATCGATCTTGAGGTGGTTACGCGTGAGGGGTATGACCCGGCGGCGCTGCAAGTGCAAATGTTGCGCGAGGCAATGAATGCCCAGCAAGACAGCATGTTTCTGTCGCGTGTGCTGCGTTACAAAGAAAATGTTGATTTGTTGCAACACCGCCCTGGTGTCGAAATTTATTTTAGGGAAGGAAAAGCGGTTGCTGACATGCAACCTATCCTGGACGACCTTGCCAAGGTCGGCGTCGAGTATTACACCGTTATCGTCGATGCGCGCCGCATGCCTGGTGCGATGGCCGGCGAGATGGGCAACGCCGTCGGCGTGCGCTTGCAATACATTCCGGAGTTTGATGTCAGGTATGGCGATGAAACCATGCTGAATGTGACAGATGACGAACTGAGGAGTAAAATGCAACAGAAGGCCGACGAACTTGTCGACTTGGCCGACGCAGTCAAAGAAAAAGTACAAGGCGTGACGTTTGCGCAACAGTTTTGGTATGCAACAGACGTTCGTTTCCAGCACGAGTACCAAGGAGCTATAGATGCCATCTCAAATAGAACTGCTGCAGCAGCAGATCAACCGGTTAGAGCAGAAACGTGGACCGGACGCCCCGTTCGTGAAGGACTTGAAGCAGCAGCTGTCCAGTCTAGAACGGCAGGCCGAGGGGCTGTTTCGGGAGAACCCGATAACGTTGTCGGTGGGAATGCAGGCGACCAGGTTGCAGTCGTCCAAGCCGGAATAGTTGAAGACATTAAGGCCAGCACAAAGACCTTTGACAAGGGGGTCAAGGACGCCGAGAAGCTCGGTGAGGCCGTGAACGCTGCCGCAATCTGCGGTCTAAGGAGCTGACATGGCCTACGAAAATTGCATTAAAACAATCGAGCAGGCTGCCGGCCGCAAGCTGGATGCCGACGAGCTGGACGCTATGCTGACCGCGTTGCAAGCGCGCGAGAAATACATCAAGGCCAAAGGCATTGTCACTGACGATCGCGAGGCCGCATTGCAAGCCGCCTCAGAGCTTGCCAATAATATTCAGATGTCTGCCGTTATTGAGAAGCGCAACCACGCATTAAACATGGTCAAGCGCATCGAGAAGGTGTCATTTGTGCTGAACAACTTTGGCAACAATTATGCCGAAGGACTTGAAGCAATCTTAGTCGGAGTGAACCGTGCCAAGGAAGGCGCGCGTAACGGCGTAGCGCAAATGCAAAAGGCGTTGCGCGACAAGTACCAGGCAGGCTTTGCTGCG